GAGCATTTGAATCGGCTCAGGAACGCGATGCGGTTCTCCAGGAAGAAGCTGGAGCCGTTCCGTCGTCGTCACAAGGAGGCGGTTGAGCAGTACGTTGGGATCGACTACTCAGAGGGTGGCAGCGACAAGCCGGTATATCTCAACCTGATGGAGATTGCCGCGAACATCTACGAGCGTCAGCTGGCTGCCAGGCCACCGAAGGTGTTGGTGTTCACTCACAGCTCCGAGCTGAGGCCGTATGGGGTCAAGCTCGAGGAGACGATGAACTCGATGCTGCGGACGTTTGATGTCCACCGGGCGTTGAGACGATGTGTGAGGAATGCTCTCTTCTCGATCGGGATCTGCAAGGTTGGTACGCAGGTGATCGGGAGCTACGAGGAGGAGGGGTTCGACTTCAAGAAGATGCGTCCCTACGTTGCTAATGTCAGTCTGGACGATTGGGTCCATGACATGACGAGTAACGTGTGGGAAGAGGTGGACTACTGTGGCCATCGGTACAGGATGTCACTGGAGGATGCGAAGCGTGAGCCCTCATTCAAGAAGTCTGTGAGGGAAGATTTGTCCGTGATGGACGACTCGAGCTTCAATGAGAGTGGCGACGAGCGGATCAGCACGATCAGCCAGGGCGTGAGTCGTGAAGAGGGTCAGCTTGAGGACAAGGTGGAGCTGTGGGAGATGTGGCTCCCCAGGGAGAAGCTACTTGTCACGATGGGCCCGAACGAGGGGGCACCTCCATTGAAGGTGGTTGAGTGGAATGGGCCACCGAACCCACTGGGCCCGTACAACTTGTTGTATTTCAACGAGGTGGATGGTAACTCGATGCCCTTGGCCCCTGCGATGCTGTGGAGGGGTTTGCATGACATATCGAATGGGTTGATGCGGAAGTTGGTTCGAGAGGCACAGCGACACAAGGTAGTGGGTCTTGCCAGGGGTGTAGATTCTGAGGACGCTGAGCGGATCAGGACGGCCAGTGACGGGGAGATCGTTGGCGTGGACAATCCTGATGCGATTCAGGAGAAGCAGTTCGGCGGTATTGATCAGCGGAACTTTGCCTTCATGCTTCAGATCAAGCAGTTGTTCAGTTGGCAGGCTGGGAACCTGGACTTGCTTGGTGGGTTGGGTGCTCAGAGTGAAACGGCCACCCAGGACCAGTTGCTGCATGCTAGTGCGAGTCAGCGGGTCTCAGGGATGCAGGATGAGGTACGGTTGTTCACGAAGAACGTGATCAGGGACTGGGGCTTCCATCTTTGGAGTGACCCGGTGGAGAGCTACCCGATCCGTCTGAACTCCAAGCCTCTGGGGTCTATTGACACGTTCCTGACACCTGAGGAGCGAAGCACTCATGACTTCCTGTTGCACGAGGTGGACATCGAGCCGTATTCGATGCAGTTCGTTTCTCCGCAGGAACGCATGGCCAAGCTGAACCAAATCATCACCGGGGTGGTTCTCCCGAGCCTGCAGATCATGGGTCAACAGGGGTTGGGCATCGACTACAAGGAGTTGCTGAACACCTACTCCAGATACGCTGATCTGCCCGAGTTGAAGGAGATCATCGTGGGGCTGGATGAGGTCCCCCCTGGAAGTGAGGCCTTCGGTGCCCCGGGACCTGGCGAGGGAGGTGGCGAGGCAGCTGGTCCTCAGACCAAACGTACTGTGAACGAGCGTATCTCACGTCCTGGCTCGACCCCGCAGGGTGCAGAGCAGACGCTGGTGAACCTGATGATGGGTGGCAATCCTCAGCAGGATGAACAAGGCGCGATGGCAAGGGGAATGATGTGACCTACGATAAACGCGGCTCCGTTGAAGAAACCAGCCGATGGGACGAGTTGCAGAAGCTGAGGGCACTTCGCAGGAAGAAGGCTCAGGGCCGGTACGATATCTCGGCTAACGAGACTCTTTCCAATCCGGTGCTTCCTCCTTGGATGACCCCGAGTGCCCTGGAGACGGCCTCCCCGTTGGGCGTGGTGCCTGCTGAGTTCACCGGGATGGATGTGAGGAACGTGAGAAAAGCCCCCACAAGAGAGTACCCGAGTGAGATCTCCGGGTACGGGAGCAGTTACTGAAATGCCATATGAAGATACTGTACGGAGGTGGAGAGAACAGGCTGGCACTCCATTGGGAACATCGTCGTCGAACTTAGACGCCAGTGGCGGACCATCTACTGGTTGGTATGATGCCCCGCCGCAGGGGAGCGAGGCACCGGCTGCTCCTCAGGTCGTCGGGCCCACATTAGGAGTTGGTGAGCAGGGGCCCAGTTATCCTCAGCGGATATCCCCCATGCAGTCCCCGTACAGGTTTCAGCAGGAGATGGGGCCTGCCTACTTCGGTATTGGCGGCCTTCAGGGGCGTAAGAAGAAGCAACAGCGGAGTGCCACCGGGAACTTTTGGAACCAGATTGGTGGCGGACAGGGTGCAGCGTACCAGGGCCAGTTGGCCCCGATGGTGAATCAGGGTTACCAGCGAGTGACAGGATTGTTCAGTCAGGGTGGAAGTCAGTTCGGTTGAGGTGACAGGGATGCCAAGGAAAAAGAAACCAGGTCGCACGGTCAGTCCCCCACTGGCACCCAGCCCCGGGGGCTTGCCGGGTCCGCCAACCGTTCCCGGCCCATATGGGCCTACATACCCTGACGGGAGCCGTCCAGCACAAAGCGGTATTCCTTCCCAGTACCCATCGTTCCCGGGGGGGGGCAATGGGGCTCCAGACCAGGTATTTGAAAACCCTTTGTTCAACATCTATGGCCCGGGAAACCGACCACCAAATCTTCTTGACCCATATAACCCCGGCTACCCGACTAACCTGAACCTTCCTCCGAATCCGGGTGACATAAGCAGGGGTGGTCCATACTCTCCCGGTCCCAGCCATCCCGCTTACCCACCCCCTGAACTTCATGGTCCCGGTGGAATACCCGGCTTTGCCAAGGGTGGCGACTTCATCACTGACGGGCCACAAACGATAATGGTTGGTGAGGGCGGGCCAGAAAGGGTCCAAGTACAGCCACTAGGTGGATACGATGGCCCCCCAGTGATGGGGCCTGGCCAAGGTGTGCTCCCGCTTCCTGACCAGGGTAGTTCCGCAGACGATTTCTTTGGCCCATTCGGGACTGGCCAGAGGGGTACTGGCCCATCACCGGCCACTGGCACTGGTCCATTCGAGCAGACGTTTGACGATTTCAGCAACCTGTTTGATTACGGGACCACTGCCCCTCACTGGTCTGAGCAGCAGATGTTGAAGGCGTATGGGATGAGCCCGTTCCGTGCAGCCTTCAACCGGGGTCCTGCCGAGAGGTCCATCACGAGTGCCGAGATTGACAGGATATTTCGCAATGTGTCAGGTGGCCTTGGGCATTATACCGGGATGATCCCCAGTCTCTTCGGTGACGGACCTGCTGCAGGTGGCCAGTGGTCTGTCCCGCCTCATCCCCCAGGATCCTATGGCCCCCCGCCCCGTGGGACCTCTCAGGACGCATTCGACGAGTTCAACAGGGGTAATCCTTACCCTCAGGCCGACGAGGCAGACCAGTTCATGAGGCCCATTCCGCCAGCACCGCCCATCCCGCCCGGACAACAACCCGGGGTACCAGGAGGCGGTGGCTGGCAAGGAAATATGAAAAGAAAGAGGCAGGCACTTATAAATCTTCTGAGGGGAAGAAAACCGCCTCCTCGGGTGCCACCACAAGGACTGTCCGATCTGTTTTAGGAAATAGGATATGGCAAGACCCCCCCAAGGGTTTGGATCTCAACCCATCTTCCCCAACGCTGGCTTTCCAGCTCCAGCTCCTCCTCCTTGGGAGCCGACGCCCCCGGGCATGACTCCCGGCCCTGGAATGCCACCACCTCCGGGTCTTCAGGGGTTTCCACCCGGAGGACCACCAATCCCCGGGTTCCCCGGGCAACCATTCAACCCGCTCCCCGGGCTGCAAAACCTGAACATACCCCTTTTCCCCCCCGACCTCTTCAATGATATGGAGCTCGATCTCGATTTTGGCCCCGACTTCGATGATGAACCGTCAGATTTCGTTCCAGTCCCCCCGGGAGGTTTTGGCCCCGTTCTCCGGCCCTCGGATCCTGAACACCCGGACTACCAGGCACCCGGCCAGGGAATGGGCCAACCCCAGTCCTTCATGCCCGAGGACATGCCATACAACTACTATGCGGGTATGCAGTTCGGGGGTCAGTCCCCTCGGAGGAGACGTCGGCCTCCCTCTTTCATGCGGAATATTCCCTATGCGAGCCAGTTGGGTCCAATCGCAGGATACTTGGGTTAATGACTGTCGTTTACAGGATCAATGGGCAGGAGGTGG